CTTGGCATCATCGCGGACAGCCACCCGATGACCTTACCGTGGCCGAGGCGAACCGCTACTACGGCCCGTCGCTGGCCCGTGCGCCCAAGTCTTTCAGGGCTGAGTTCGGGGATGACGAGACGCTGCTCGAGACGGTCAATACGCTGATCGAGAGGCTCACCCCATGAGCCAGGCTCCGTACTGGTTGAGGCCGAGGGACGCCGCCGAACTCGAGCGCGAGCGCCGGCACCTTGAGGCGCTGAAATGGATGGAGAGGCTGGCGATTTTGTTCAAGCGTAACGTGAGGCCGAAGCAATGATCGACCTTGAAGCGATCCGAGCGCGGGTTGCGGCTGGCGTGTACGAAAGCGCAACCGCTGATATGGCGAACGTGCATTTCAAGATTGCAGCGGACGACCGCCGCGCCCTGCTCGCCTACGTCGATGCGCTCGTGGCGGCGACGGGCCGGTTCTTTAGCGAGTACGACGACGGGACGGTTGACGGCGTAGCGTGGGCGCTTGCCGACCTCCGCGCCCTGCTGCCGAAGGAGAAGCGGCCATGAGCTTTAGAAAATTGGCTGGCGGTGGGAATGCCTGCGCGTACTGCGGGTTCTGTCTCGTAATGGCAGGGCCGCGCCAGTGCTGCCCTGCGGGTAGAGACTACGACGCCCTGACCGCCGAGAACGCGGCGCTGCGCAAGGACGCGGAGGCCCGTTCGCTTTACGACCGAACGGCGGCGGCGCAGGGATTCACTAATGCTCCGCACTGGAACGATCTGGCCGAGGAAACGCGCCAGATGTACCGCGATGAGCGGGCCAAGCGCGACGCCGCAATGGGAGAGAGCCATGCCGAATGACATCGCGAAAGACTTGATCCGACTCGCCGCCGACATGGCGCGGGCGACTGGTTTGCCATCAGAGTTTGACGACGATCACCTGCCTGACCGTCCGCGCATCTATTGGCTCAATTGCTTGTCTCGCACCGTTGACGCCTTGCGCGTGTATGCGCTGCGGGTCAGGGCTGGAGCCGACGAAATCGAATCCCTCCGCTCGCGGCTGACCGACGAGCAGGAGCGACGCGCGCGGCTAGAGGCCCGGCGCTTCGATCAAGGGTCGCCGAGCGTATTCGACGCGCTGCGCAAAGCACGGGAGAGACTGGCCGCTGCCGACGCGCTGCTGCGGGATGTGCGGGAGGACTACGCCAGAGCGATGAACGAAGCACAAATTGCTGCTGATGTTGGATGCAATCTGACTGAACTTGGCGTGAAGATGTCAATGTGGATTAACAAGATTGCCCGCATCGACGCCCACCTAGCGAGGAAGCCATGACCACGACTGAAAGCTACGGCTGCGACAAGCACGGCGAGGACGCCTATCAGGGCTGCGCCATGTGTGATCTGGAGACACTGCGCGAGCGTCTACATGAGGCAGAACTGGTCGCAGCTTCGTGGAAGCGAGAGGCCGAGCTGAACGAACAGGCGGCAAATGAATCGAGCGGTTACGCGAAGCGGCTGGCCGAGGCCGAGGCTTACGGCAAAGCACAACAGCGGTGGGCGCATGAGTGGCGGGATAAGCACGACGCTTTGACCGCCGAGAACGCGGCGCTGCGCAAGGACGCGGAGCGGTATCGGTGGCTGCGAACGCAGCACGCTAACATCCTGCGTGGGCCGGTACACGTCGCTGGGGTCGGTGCACTGACCTCTACCGGGCTTGATGCCGCCATCGACGCCCATCTTGCGCGGGAGGGGAAGCCATGATCGACCTTGACTCGATACGAGCGCGGGACCGTGACTACGACGATGTGTTTGAGGCTCAGGCGAATATGTCGAAGGACATAGCGCACAGACTGGTCGCATGGCCTGTTGCAGACCGCCGCGACCTGCTCGCCTACGTGGACGAACTGCGCAAGGACGCGGAGCGGATGCGATGGGGTATAAAGAATGCCCGGTGGCTTCGGCACGAGCATGAGGCCTACGTCGCAATCCCAGTAGCCGTTAGCGCCAACCTTGATTGCGTGGCGCTAAGGATCGCCGCCATCGACGCAGCAATGGAGCAAAGCCATGAGTGAATTTGGTGACACCTACGAAGAACGCGCCCATAACGCAGAAACTGCCGTTGCTACCCTCCGCTCGCGGCTGGCCGACGCAGAACGTGAGGCGCGTGTATTGGTAGTCGCAATGGCCGACAAGTGCGGCGCTCCGGACAACTGGAAACCGCTACCAGACGCCGCTGGCATGATTACGCAGATCAGCAACATGGTCGCTGGGCTACGTGAGGAGCGCGCCCCGATCGTCACTCGTGCGGAGAACGCAGAGGCGGCGCTGGTGGAGGCAGAATCAGACCGTGACGCCGCATTCCGCGCCCATGACAAGGCGCACGCCGCCTGCATACATTACGACGAGATGCTAACCGTTGCGCGGGAACTACTAGGAGAAGCAAGGGAGGCGCTGCGCGGTTGGAGTCGCGATGACGGCACAACCGAGGGTGATTGTCCTTGCAGCATGTGCAACAACACGCGGCTCAATAACCGCATCGACGCCCACCTAGCGGGGGACGCATGAAGCGACCGACTAAAGTCACGGAATGGATCGGCGTCGCCGTGGCGCTGGCGGCTGGCGCGGCGGTGGTATACCTGATGGCGAACTCAGGCCCGGTCGCGGCTATCTGGCCGGCGGCGCAGTGACCATCTCGCGGATGCACTGCTGCCTCGCCCTGAAGCAAGCCACGGCTTCACGGTGGGCTTGCCAGGACTCGAGCAGCGCACCATTGGTCGTCGGGACGGTATCCGGCACCGGGCAGTCGGTGAGGCATAGGGACGGGGGCTGGATGGGCACCGGGCGCTCGATGATGCGCTCGGTCACGCAGCCGGAGAGCAGTATGATCGGCAACAGAATGAGGTGACGCATGGCGTTTGAAGATTACGTTGCTTATGAATTGCAGATCGCACGTCGCGTAGCCGAGTTAGCGCGTGGCGCACCCCCGGCTTTCAATGTTGCCCCGCTGTATAGCCTCGCGAGGCTCGCGTGGAGCATGGGGTACGACCTCACTCCACGGGACACCGAATCGGCTGCTCGCTCCACTCCCGGCACCCCGGATCCGTCTGAATAGCCGCCCGGTACTTCGCCCGCCACGCGCTCGCATCCGCCCGCGCCTTCGCTTCCGCTTCCTGAGCTTTACCCAACGCCGCCTGTGCAGCGATGGCCGCTTCCTCGCGTGCTAGCTCGGCCAGCGCCTCTGCGCGTCCCTGGCAGGCCGTCAGGGGCTCGCAGGCAATCTCAGCGGCCAGCGTAGCCCGTACCTCTGGCAGGGCGATGTGCGACTTGCGCCACTCGCTGACTCTCCACAGCCCGAACACCAGCGCCACGACCGCCATGCCGGCCGCAATGGCCCGCCACGGCACCAGCTTGAGCCACACGAGCGGGATCACTCGACCCGCTCCGCAATAAGCCCGATGACGTGCGCGATCGACTTCTCGGCCTCGACCAGCGCGTGCAGCGCCGCCTCGCGGTGCCGCACGGGGTTGTCCCGCATGGCCTCACGGGCGAGGTTGAGCCGGTACAGGGCCTCGGCCAGATGGTCCGAGAGCAAGTAGGGTTCGACCTTCATTCGGTCATCCTCGTGATCGCCACGGTCTTGTCCGCCGACCCCTGAGTGCTGGAGAACCAGTAGTTCACGATGGTCACGACGCTGGTTGTCAGTGCGCCGAAAAGAAAGATCAGCACCTCTTTCACGGACGGCGAGAAGTCACCCGCCCGCAACGCCGAGACGACGATCCATCCGTATCCGGCGATGAACAGCACCGACAGCAGTGCGCGGGCGATCAGGGTGTGGACTGGATTCATGGATACAACCCCGCTGGTAGCTCCCAATGCGGAGCGTCAATGAATGCCTTTTTGCCCGCCAGCTTGCGCGAGGCGACGTAATCCGCCACGAGCTGCGCCGGGGTCTTCGTCGCCGTATCCAGCCGGACCCATGCGCCGCCCCAGCGCACCGGGATCGCGGTGAGCCGGGATGCTTTCTGCACGGCCCCGGCGATCTGGTAGTACAGCCCCATATCCCAGCGGATCTCACCGACCCACGCGGCCAGGTCAACGGCATGGCCGGTGATGTGCCGGCTGTTCATGGTCTGCGATGCGCCCGTCGCGACGAGTTCCTGCTGGCGCTTCATGGTGCGCAGCCCCTCGATCACCACGAAGTCGATCGGGGTTAGCTCGAGCGCGTGCCTGACGACGCGCACGAGGTCGGGATGCACGCCTTTCAGGTTGCGCAGCGAGCGGGCGGATAGCGTGTAGGCCATGTCACAGTTCCCCGCATGCCGCGAGCGGATACCGCTCACCCGTGAGCGCCTTGTATTCCTGCTCCCCTTCCTCGATGTCGCGCTCCATGCGCCGCCTCACCTCATGGTCGCTCGTCGTGCAGCGCAGCCGGTTCAGGTCACGCAACTGCGCGGCGATCTGCCCGATCAGGATCCGTTTACTGATTTCCTCGGTGCGCGCGACCTTCTCCGACACGTCGCCAAGCTCGGCGCGTATCGGTTCGACCGCAGCCTGGATCTTGTCGTCCACCTCGCCCGCGAACACGAACCCGTTCATGCCGAGCGGGGCGAGCAGCCCGCACGCCCACGCGATATGCACCGCCACCACGACGCGGAAAAATAGCCGGTACGTGCGCGAGCGATCCTCGGGCGAAGCGTCCACCATCAGCGAGGCGAGGATCTCTTTCAGGAAGCCCATTGTTGTTGTTCCTTAGAACGAGTAACCAACCGTCAAGATGTCCCACCCCTGATTCGGCCGGCACGAGTTCGCGCTCGAGGCGTGTCGCCACTGCGCGGCCCATCGTTCGGTGAATCGCCAGCGCGCGAGCAGCGCGAAGGTGAACTGGCATGTCTCGCTCTCGACGTTCCACCACTGGAACCCGAGCCCTGCCTCGGCCTTGCCCCACGTCTTCACCAGCATCGCGCGCGGGCCGATTGCGTTCGGGCTGCTCTCGTAGTCGTGCGAGTCGCCCACGAAGTCGAACCCGAACTCGTAGTGCGACCCCACCGGACCCGCAATGCCGCCCACCGTCACGCCCACGGCGGGCACCTCATTGGTCGCGATACCCGCCTCGAGCGTGAGCGTCTGAGCAAGTAGCACGAGCAGGAGCATCAGTCCGAAACCTGATACGTGATCGTCGGCATTCCCTCGCCACTCAACCCGCCGACGCCGCGCGCCGTATTCCCGCCGTCAAACGATGCAACGACTCCGGTCAGGCTCCAGTACGTTGTCTCGCTTACATAAATCATCACCGGACTGGCCGCGCCGCCGACGACGCCCTGCACGATGAATGTTTGCACGTAAGTGCCCGTCAGCGACGGGATGATGTCTGCGGGCATTCCGCGCAGCCATATCCCGGTATCGGTCGTCGTGGCAACCAGAATCGGCAGGCGCACGCAGACGATATTGCCGTGCTTCGTCCAGTACGCCGTGCCGCTCGCGAGCACGCTGCCGCCGGAAGCCTCCGTGGCAAGCTCCATCGTGAAGTTGCCGCTCGACTTCACCCCGTAGCGCGCGTCGGCGGTCTGCCGGTTGAGCGCGTCGGTCGCGGCCGCTGCATCCGCGAGGCCGGTGATCTTCTTGTCGTTCCACGGCGTATCGGCCGTGGGAACGCCGTTGCCGTTTCGCAGTACGCACAGCGACAACCCAGTGGCGATCCCCGCCATCTCGGTGTCGAGCTTCGAGATCGCGATCGGCGGGCTGGCCGCCTCGGTCGCCCAGGTGTAGGTGAGGGAAAAAACGCCGTTTGAGTCGTAAGCCATCGTTGGTTTCCTGTGCTAGAGTCCGCCCGTGGACGGCCTCGCCATCGTTCTGCGGCCCTTCGCGGCCGTGCTGCTGTTCGTCGCCGCAGTCATCTTTGCGAGGCTCATCACGCGAGCCCTGCCCGCCGGCCGGCTGAAGCGATGGCTCACGGCCCCGCACGCGCTGATCCCGCGCAGCGACGCCGAACGGCGCGACCTCACGGCCCCGCTCGTGCTGATCGTCGGGCCGCTCGCGATCCTCGCCTGGTCGGTCTGGTACACAGCCTAGTTCCCCAACAACCCTGCCACGCTTGCTCGACGCAGGTACTGTGCGGCGACATTGCGGTACGGCTCGGCCACGCCGCGCTTGGCGGCCTCCTCGAGCGCCTGCGCGAGCTTCTGGGCTGGGAGTTGCCCCGCCGCCGCACGCCGGCCGGTCTGAGTTCCTACCATCCCCAGCAGCCCGGCGCCGACCGGGACGGCGACCCCAGGGACCGCCGCGGAGGCGGCGAGCGGCAGGCCAATGGCCGCGAGCCGTTGCCCCGTAGCGGGACTTCTCACGTTCATCGTCGCCGTCCCGGCCTCGCTCAGGTCGCGCAACGGCCCACCGCCACCGCGCGCATACGAACCCTTGCCCAGCCCGCGATTGGCGCCCGCCACGGCCTCGGAGAGCTTCGAGGGCGTGAACCCTCCCGGCATGTCCTTCGAGCGCGCCACGGCGTCCTCCAGCGTCTTGTAGATGCCGTAGCGGCTGTCCGCGGTCCTGAGCGCCTGTAAGGCGTCCGGGGGAAGCTGTGACTCGAGCGTGTCGGTGAGCGCCCGCTCGCCGTTCTTGAGCAGATCCGCGGCAGCATCGTCGCCCTGGCTGGCCGCCCTTCGCGCCTCGGCGCGGATGTTCGAGCGCAGGTTGAGCAGATCGTCGCTCGAAATCTGCGCGCGACCCTTACCGGGAAGTTGCGTGATCTGATTGTCGAGCCACCGCCCGACCGATCGCCGCGTGGCATCGTCGGCGCGCACGTTGCGGTCCAGTGCCGCGCGCACGAGCAGCCCCGGGCGCTTGCCGAATGACGCGAGCGGGATGTCGCCGCCGGCCTGACGCATCACACCGGGGTAGAGCGGGAAGCCCTTCGCCTGATCGTAGAGCGGCTCGAAGGACTTGTAGGCCGCCTCGAGCATCTCGTCGGCCGGCCCCTGAGCGATCCTCGCACCCGGCGCGGCCGCGGTTTGACTCGCCGCACGCTGGAACGAGTTCTGGGCGTTCTCGCGCGCCCCGCGGATCACCGGACCCACGAGCGGCACGGACTGCCACGACTCCTCCATCTGGTTCAGAATCCCGCCCGGGTTCATCTGCCCCGGGGTCAGATCGACGCCCTGCGCGAGCAGCCGCTCGGCCTCGGGCGTGCGCTTGATGCCGTGCGCGACCTTGCCGAGCCCAGCCCCGGCCGCCGGCACGAGCCCGCCGAACGCGCCGCCCATCGTCGCCCCGGCGAGCTTCTCGCCCGGGTCGGCCATCAACGCGCCCTGCGCGGCACCTTCTACGACTCCGCGCGCGATCGGGTTCGAGAGCACCTTCGCGCCCATGCCGACCCGCCCAACCACCCCGGCACCGCCCATCATCAGCGGCGCGGTGGCAGCCGTCTCGCCGATCAGCGAGCCCGCCCGGCCTGCCCCGGTGGCGAGCAGCGGCGCGTCGAGTTGCTTCGCGTCGGCGAGCTGCTCGTCGCTCTGCAGGCCCACGAGGTTCGCCGCATGGCGCCCGACGTTCGTCATCCCCTGCCCGATGCCGGCGAGCAAACGCTGGCCGGTGCCCATGTCGGCCGTGGGGTCGTTCTGCTCGACGGGCGCCTGTTCGCCGGCCATGCGATACGAAATCTGCGACAGCCGCTCGTAGGCTTCCATGTTGCCCGCGCGCTTCGCGTTCTCGCGCGCCTGCCTGACTTGCTCGAGGGTGTACACGTTACTGGCCCTGGTTGAGGAACTGCCCGATCAATGCTTCGTCGGCGGGCGGCAGACCGAACTGGCCCACGCCCGGAGCCTGCCCGCCGGCCGCTTCCAACGGCGGCGGCATCTGGCCCTGCGTGGTCATCAGCCAGCGCCCGTAGTGCGTCTTGACCTTCTCGAGGTTCTTCTTGAGCACGTCGGCTGGCAGGTTCGGGTCGAGGTTCGCGATCGTGGCGCGCAACGCCACGAGTTCCTGCACCGCGACCTGTCCGAGCGCGCCGCCCGTCGGCGATTCCTGGCGCATCTTCGCCAGTTCATCGAAACCGAGGTTCGCCTGAATCGTCTCGACCGTCGCGGCGAGCGTGCGTGCGTCGGTGCCCGCACCCTCGAACGGCGCCATGTTGCGCGTCGCCGCGCCCATGAGTCCGGCCGTGCGCGGGCTCACGATCCCGAGCGCCTTGTCGATTTCGCCGATCACGCCCTGCGCCTTGATCGTCTGCGACTCGCGTCGAGCCTGATCTTTCTCGCGCGTCTGCTGCGACTCGAGCGCCGCCGGCCCGCCGGGCATCTGTGCGACGTTCGGCTGCGCCGGGTCGGGTCGGTAGTAGCCCGGAGGCGGCGCGCCGTAGCGGTTGCTGCCATCCGGGTCGTAGGTGATGTTCGTGCTCGAGCGCCCCGCAGCGGCGAGTCGCTCTTTGGCCTCGAGGTAGCCAGGAATCCACTCGGGCTGGCCCGTCTGCGGGTTCATCCGCATCCCCTCTGGCAGACCGGGCTGCTTGGCCTCGGTGGGCCGCTCGGCGATCACGCGACCGCCTTGGTAGCGCGCAGACCCCGGCGTGAGCGTGTACGCTTCCTCGGCCTCGGGGTCGGCGAGCAGTCGCTGCAGCGAAACCCCCGACAGCGCCGCATTCGCCGTCCCGGGATCCATGCCCGCAATCGCGGCTGCCAGCTTCTCGGCCTTGTCGGTCGGCACGCGCATGTCCTCGGGCAGATCGATCGGCGCCCCGGTGGGCTGGCCGAAGTTCGCCATCGGTGCGCGGTCCTCGATCCTGCGTGGCGCGTCCTTGTAGCCGCCCAACTGGCCGACCAACTTTTCGTTCGCAGCGCGCACCCGCTCCTGCTCGGCCTCGGCGAGCTTGCGTGCGTACTTCTGCGAACTCGCCCCGATGGCTGCCTCGCCGAGTTGCGCCACACCTTCCCACGGGCTCATCGTGACCTGTACCGGGCCGCGCTGCTCCGGTCCCCGCGGGCGCAGCGAGCGTGCCATCAGCGCGTCGGCGAACTCCTGCGCGCGCTCGATCTCGCCTGTCGGTCGGGGTCCAGTGACGACTCGGACGTTGCGTGCCATGTTATTTCCTCATGCCCCACGCGCCGATGCCCGCCGAGCCGAGCCCGAACAGGCCCGACATGATCGCGTTCTGCTGCGCCTGCTGGGCGTTGTAGCGGTCGAGTTGCGCCTGGTAGGCGTTCCACATGTTCCCGCTCACGTCGGTGTTCGCGGAGTTGACGTTCGCCGCCCCCTCGAACTGCGGCATGTCCACCTGAGACGACGAGCGCAGCGCGTTGAACTCGTTGAGCGGCAGCGCGCGTTCTGCGTACAGTTCCTGCATCGACTGCGCGCGATTGCCACGCGCCGTGTCGGACAGGAACGCCATCTCGGGCAGTGCCCCGGTAATCGCATCGTTACGCGCCTGGCCGTAGTCGAACGAGCGCGCGCGGTCCTCGTCGAACTTCGCGTTCTGCCACGCCTCGTTGCCTTCGGTGATGCCTGAGTTCGCCATGCGCGTGCGGAACTGCTCCTCGCGCTGTTGCCACTGCGGATCGAGGTAGGCGGCCTGCCGGTTGTAGATCGCGTCCTGCGTCTGCTGGCGCGCGCCCAGCAGATCATCGGCACCGAACAGTTTCGGCGCCGTGGACGTGTCGAGCGGGGTCGCCATCGACGCATCGACACGCCCCATCATGTTCTGCGCTGTGTTCCCCAACTGGCGCGACTGCGCCATCTGCTGATCGTAGAGCGCCTGTGCATCGGGGGCGAGCTTCACGTCCTGCCGGTAGATCGGCGCACCCGAGGGATCCGTGCCCGTCACGGTGAACTCGCTCGAGCCTGCGGGGGTATAGGTGTTCGTGCGGTTGAGTGCCGCATTGTAAGCGGCCGTCTCCTGATTCGATTGAGTCTGCGCCTGCGACACGACGTTCGGGTCGGGTGCTTTGGGGGCCTTGCCGCCCTTCTTGCACTCGGCCACGGGGCCGTCGTACTCGTACCAGTCGGCCTCGAGCACTTCGCTCGTCGCCATGTCGATCACGACGCGGGTGTAGACCTTCATGCACTCACTCCCAGAATCGCCGCGCTTCCTCGCGCAGCATTCCATAAACGATGATGTCGTCGTCCGGCAGCGCGTGGCGCATCAGCCCCTCGCGCCGAAACCCCAAATGCTCGTCGAAGCGTTGCGCGTCTGCATTCGACGCCGGCACGTAGCCCGACACGCGCCGGCAGCCCAGCTGCACGAACGGGTAGCGGAATGCCACGCGCAGGAATTCGCGGGTCATCCAACGTCGCCCTGGCACCGCCGCAATGTGCATGGCGATGTCCGCACCCGAGTAAAGGTTGAATACGACTACCGCGAGCAGTTCGCCGTCTTCCTCCAATCCAATCGCCTCGCACCATTCCCCCCACGAGGGGACGTGCGGGATACGCTGCCGTGCCCATTCGGCGCAGCGGTCGCGTTCGTTGAGGATGACGCGGCGCACCCACCTATAGCCTCCCGCCCCATTCGTAAACCACGTCGGTCGCGCTCCACGTCACATCGACGCCATCTGTGATCGTGCGCAGGCGAGGCGCCAGTGCAAAGCCTTCACCCGCCACGCCGAACCAACTGCGGTACACCGCCGACGCCTGCGCCCATGCAGCGGACCACACGCCGCCCCACGGGTCACCGGACACGCCGCTGATCTGCTGATACGAGAGCGTCGCGGTCGCGCCGTAGTCGGTATCCACCCCAACCGCCACTTCCGCGGCCCCTGTGATCGACAGGATCGGGCGCATCAGGTTCACGAGCTTCGTCTGTCCACGCGCCCCGAAATAGTTGTACGCCTGCCGGCAGTCGGTCGAAATCGAATCCCCGCCGTCCTCGCCGCCCGTGTCGGCAATCACGAGCGTTCCGGCGCCGCCCATGTAGAGCGTGTCCTTCGCAACCCCGAACGCAAACGCGTTCCAGCCCGTGAAGCGGCACCACGAGCGCGTCTGCGTGTTCATCACGTACTGGCGCGAGTTCGCGCCCTCGAGCGTCGGCACGTTCAGGATCAGTTTCGAGCCCGTGGGGTGGACTTCGATCTGCCAGCCGAAGCGCGCCCCATGCACGGCCACGTCGGCGTTGATGAGGTCACGGATCTTGTCCGAGATGCTCGAGGCGTTTTCGGCTCGGTCGCTCGCAATCGCGCGGCGCAATGAAACGATGCCGTCCGCGCAGGTGATCAGCGCATCGGCGCCGAACTTGCACCAGGCGCGCTGGCCCTTGCAGACCGGGCGGCCGATGCGGAAATGCGCCGCACGCACCCAGTCGGCCGGGGTAGCTGGATCGGTTCCCGCGTAGGCAATCACCTCGCCCTCGGTCGAGACGAAGGCGATGTAGTCCGTGAGCGTGTCCGCGGCATCGGTCACGGTCACGATCGAGTTCAGCGAACCGCCCAACTTGAAGAACGAGCCCACGTTGAGCTTCGTCATCGCGCCCGACTTCGTGCGGACAGGCAGGTAGTACACGTTGAACGTGTCCTTCTCCCCGTACCAGATCCGCTCGGCGTAGACCGCGTTCGTGAACAAATCGTCCGTGCCGGCGAGGTCGGCGTGCGTCAGCGTCGCCGTGCTCCACGTCGTGCCGTCGTACTCGAGCGCGGTATCGGCACCGTTCACCATCAACAGGAACATGCCGCCCGCGGTGCCGTAGTTCACGTAGTCCCATCGGCTGTTCGTGATCGCCTGCACGGTCGGGCCGCTGCTGCCGACCACGGCCGTCGAGATCGCGCCCGCCGTCGTGGCGTCGATGATGAGGTCGGCGGTCGTGTTGACCGCGACGAAGATTTCCGTGGCCGTCGGGCCGGTGTAGACCACCACCGTCTCGCAGTTGCCCGTGAACGTGCAGTGCGCCGTGTAACCCTTCCTGACCGCAACATCCGTGGTTCGCGGGAACCAGTTGTCGAGCACGAGCGCGTCTTCGGGCTCCATGTTCGCCACCGAGTCGCGCGCATTGAGCCCGCCGATCGGCGGCGGCAGCGATACCGACTTCGAGCGCGGTGCGCCTCTGGGCTTTTGTAGCAGCGCCTGCCTCACGAACCGATCACCCGCGGAATGGCGGTCGGCAGATCACTGCGCGTCTCGTGCAGCGTGAGAATCGGCTTGGTGCCGTCGCGCGCCATCGCATCGGCCACCTGCCGCTCGTGATGCATGTGCTCCTCGGCGTAGTCGAACCCTTTCGCTTTGCGCCAGCGCCATAGCAGCCCTGAGAGCAGCAACTCGTCATCCACCAGCCCGAGGTCGGTATCGGCCGCAAACGCATCGCGGTACGTCGCCCCGCTCGAATCGGTACACCAGTACCGCGACACGTATTCGAACGCGCACGTATGCCCCGCCGTGGGCGTCGGGATGAACAGCAACTCGTTGCCGCGCAGACGGTACTCGTAGAACGGACTCGCGAACGTGACCGCCTTGTATCCCTGCCAGATCCGGCCCGGCCGCGGACCGAGCACCGGCTCCCCGGTGGTGCGGTTCCAGATCGTGTCGTTGACGATATAGCGCACCAACTGGCCGCTCACGATGTCCTCGAGCGCGCCCTGCGATTCCGTGGCAACCGTGGTGAACGTCGCCTCGTAGGTGAGCGCCTGCCACGCATACCTGCGCGCCAGATCCCGGCCCTCGCTGTTCGCCAGCGCCAGCATCAGCACCGAGGTCTGGTCCGTTGCCCCCACCACCGCGGATGGCTGCGGGAGCGACAGCTCGGCGCACGCCGCTCGGACGATGGCGAGCAGGTTCATGCGCGCTTCTTGCTACCCGCTTCAAGAGCGGCCAGCCGAGTCTCGAGCGTCTCGATGCGCGTGTCGCGGTCGTTCAACTGCGCCTGCAGGGCCGTGATCTGCTCGGCGGCCTTGTTCGCGTCGCGGCTCTCGAGGTACGCCTTCGCCTTCTGCTTCAGTTCGCGCGCACCCATGCCGACGCGCTGCATGGTGGGCTCGTTCATGGCCGCGATGTCCTCGACCGTGCGCACCCCGGCAGCGATGCAGTTCTCGGCCTGCGCCTTCGACAGCGACGGCCACTGGCGCACCGACAGGCCCAACTCGGGTTCGGCCTGACCGGCCTTGAATGCGAGGTACTTCTCGCGGAAGTGCCGCGCCCACTCGCCCGGGTAGGTGTTGCTCATCGCGGCCTTGTCGATGTCCGCGAGCCACGCCTCGGCTTCCTTCTCGACGGTGTCCTTGCAGCCAACCTGGCGCACGATCACGTAATCGACATCGCGCATCACGAGGCCGCCGGCCTTGATGGTGGCGTTGCGGTCTTCAATGGCGCGCTGCTCGAAGGTGACGAAGGGCGGGCGCTGGGGCATCAATGCGATGGGCATGAGGGTTACCTCAGTGATTGAAAAAGAAAACCCCGCCACGAGGGTTCCGTGTGGATCCATCGTGGCGGGGCAAGGGGGAGTCCCTTACGCTGCGGTCGCGTCGTCCATGAACGGACGGGCGATTTCGAACTCCGCGTAGCCGGTGGACGGCGTGTCAACCGCCGAGGCGCCCTTCGCGTTCTTCACGCGATCACCGGCAACCACCGTGTCGTCCACCGTGCCGGCCGTCGCCGTGGCGTACACCAGACCGTTGTCGGCATAGCCGCTCGCCGCGAGGCCGACAGCCTTGCCGTTGATCTGATACCAGCCGTACTCGCCCGTCACGCACGCGGACATCGCCACAGCGACCGGGCCAATGGCGTTCGCCGCCAGCAGCGTGGTGCTGAAGTCGTCCGTGTTGTACGTGACCCACTCGCCGATCGCGGTCGAGTTAAGGCCCTTCAGGTAGATGAACTCGCCGCCGCCGTAGGTCGGATCCACCGCGCGGACGATCGTACCGAGCGGATGGTTCTGAGTGGTGCTGTTCGTCGCGATGGGCTGCGAGCCGAGCACCTGATCGATGATACGAAATGCCATGTGTGTGCTCCCTTATGCCTTCATCACGCCCTGGAGCTTCCGGTTCGAGCAGCAGAGATTTCCCTGCCAGATTACCGGAACCACCACCGCGTCCTGGTTGATCGAGCGCAGCTCGGGCATGATCTCCATGTCGGCGTCCTGATGCACCACCATCGACAGGTAGTCGGTGTTGATGAAGTAGCCGTGCGCGGAGGAAATGCCGCTCGCCGAACTGTCGTGGAACACGTCGGCGTTCTTGTACTTCATCGCCAGCATGCCCGCCTGACCGTCGTCGTCCGGCGCGTAGCGCTTGAGACTGGTCTGCGACTGCTCGAAGAACGTGAAGTACGTCTCGTCCATCACGATCAGGTCGGGATGGTCTGCACCGCGCGTGAGGCGCAGGTACAGGGGCAGCATCAGCGACTCGATCGTGGTCGATCCCGGCGTGATCGAAGAGCCGCCCTGCAGCGGTGACGCTGCGGACTGTACGACGTTCTGCCAGAACGTGAACGTGGACGAGTCGATGCCGCCGACCGTGCCCGTGCCGGCATCGGCGATGATCGACTGCAGGCCGCCGATCTGGTTCGACAGGGAGCCCGCCGAGTACAGATCCTCAGCCAGACCGTTCGCCATGCTCTTCTGGGCGTTTTTGATCTTCGTCTTGACGAGGTTGACGATGCGGTTCTCGCCGTTGTTCGAGCGGATCTCGAGGCCCGAGGCCGCGACGTTCACGCTCACCTGGCGCCACGGGAATTCCGCAGCCGACAGCACATCGACCGCCTCGACGTTGAGCGGGTCATAGCCGCTGTAGCGGGTGTACGTCGAATTCTCGGCGTACTCGAGGCCCTCGAAAATCGACAGGCCGCCGTCTTCGCGACGAATCTTGCCCTTCTGCGTCAGGCGCCGGAACAGCGCGTTGTGGTTCGAGACGTTGTCCGCAACTTCCTTCTTGTGGTTGCGGTAGGTCGTGGTCACGAGTTCGGTGAACGTCGTGAACAGACTGGACTGACCGGGTGATGCCATCTGGCAATCTCCTTGGATGCGTTGTTACGTGGCACCACCCGGTGACGGTCAGCCGTTGTGCAGGCTGCGGTACGTCTCGCGGATGGTGTCCTCCATCGTGCCGGGCTTGGCGGCGACCGGGGGTGACCCGCGGCGCTGCACGTTGACGGCGGCAGCCTTTCTGGCGGCGGCGGCCTCGGCCGCCTCACGCTGGCGTCGCTCGGCGTCTTGTTTCGCCATCAGCTTCGCGCGCGTGTCCGGGTGCGCCCAGATGGCCTGTTCGTAGGCTTTCTCGGGGTCGCGTCCTGCCCGGACCAGAGCCACCACGTCCTCGAAGACGGCATCCATGTATTCGTGCTTGGGGTCGCTCAGGAACTTCTGAGCGGCCGAGACACGTTCGGCATGCTCCGCTTCCTCGCGGGCGCGTTGGCTTTCGGTGATCGTCTGCTCGAGCTGCCCGAGGCGTTGTAGAACGGGGGCAAGCTCAGGAGCCGGCTGCTCGCCGCGGTGACGCGGGTCGGCCAGTTCGTCGAGACTGATACCGTAGCCCTGCGCGAGTTGCAACAGAGTGGACCGTTTTTGTTCAGGGCTGCCGGTGGCGAGCGTGCGCCAGGCGCCGAGCACATCGCGCACAACCTCCTTCGGTGTGCCGCCCAACTGGCGGATGACGTCGAAGTGCGGCGACACGTCCTCGAACATCGAATGCCCGAACGCGGCCGCGTCCTTGTACTGCGCGATGCCCTTGTGGAAGTCCTCCTCGCGGCGGTGGATTTCCTGCTTGACCGGCTCGGGGAGTGCGGCGAACTGGGCCGCGGTTTCCTTCTTCCAGGTGTTCGGCGGCTGTTCCCACGGCTTCGGTTCTGCCGGGGGAGCGGCAATCTCTTGCGCCTCCACTCCCCCGGCCGTGTCGTCGGGCGCTGCGACTGGTTCGGTGCGCAGGAACTTTCCATCGGGGCCGCGGACGCGCTCGGGTGCTGGATTCGTGAGCTTCTGGTACGTGTCGCGGATCGTGTCTTCCATCGACGGTTCGGCCTGAACCACAGGCTCAGGCGTAACGGTGGCCGGCGTGATGTCGGTCGGGGTAGCGTCAACAGGGGCGAGGGTTTCCTCGGTCATGGCGTCTCCAGTGCCCGTCGTTTGGCGGGACTTAGTTGATGGAACGATTCACGGATCACTTTCTCGAGCTTCGCGTCAGATTTCGCCTCGCGCTCGGCGAGTCGTTTCTGCGCTTCCTTCTTTTCCTGATCGAACCCCTCCCATGGCCGCGCTCCTGAGCGCTTCAGGTCATCCCGGCGCGCAGCCCGCCCCTCGATCCAGCGCCCCGTGGTGGGGCTCTGGTAGCCGGGCAGATCGGCCTGCACGGCGGCGGGACAGATCACGATCGTCATCGGGCCGTGGCAGACGGGCGCGTCGTGGCGCTCGCTCACCTGGCGGAACTCGTCGCGGGTGGCACCGCATTCCCGGCACTCGTAGGCATAAATCGGCATCACAACACCTCGGGGAGCAGCGCCTCAATGGCTGCCCAGTCGTCGGCAATCATCTGCTCGCGCAGTTGTCGGTACAGCACGCGCAGCGCAATTTCAGCCTCGATCGCCCGCGCGTCCATCGCATCGGCCCGGCGACGCAGCGCCTCGGCGCGCGCCTCGATGGCTTCGACTCGAGCGGCCTCGGTCTCACCCGTCGCGGGCGTGGGCGGGATCACGGGTGCCAGGATCGTCTCGGCCTGCGCGGCCGTTTCCGGGTCCGCGGTCAGCTCGCGGTAGATGTCGCGGATCTGCTCGGTGAGTTCCCGCTCGCGCTTGAGCTTCAGCGTCGCGCGCTTTTTGCTCCAGCCGGGATGGCGCGGGCGATCGTCGCCGCCGACCTTGCCGGTTTGCGGACCATTGCCTGCGCCGGTCAGCGCTGAGAGGGTGCCCGTGCCGCTACCGGCGTGCGGGCGAGCGCCAGTGCCGCTGCCAACGACGATGCCCAGCACGCCCGCGCCGGTGCCGATCCACGTCGTCGTGTAATCGCCCGTGCCCGTACCCGTGACGGCGATCGTGCCGGTGCCCGATCCTTTCTTGCCGCGCAGGCCCGTGCCGGTGCCGGCGAGCGCCGGGAACGTGCCGGTGCCCGAGCCCACCCACGTCTGCGGCCCTTCGCTGGTGCCCGTCCCGGCCCCGGTGGCAGCTGTGATCGTGCCGGTGCCCGTACTGCGGTGCGAACGCAGGCCGGTGCCCGTGCCCGTGAGCGCCGCAACTGTGCCTGCACCCGAACCCGTAAAGCCCTGCGCGACGTCCCACGCGATTGCGCCGATCTCGACCTGGCTCACGCCATTCGAGTGGCCGTAGACGTAGCACTCTACGTCCGCGCCGGTCGAGTCGGACAGCAGGGCCGCGTCCCAGTTCGCGGTGACAGTCTGGCCGGTGTCGCTGGTGACCGAAGTCCCGCTGACCAGCGTTGCGACGAACGCGCCGGCTTCGTACAGCGCGATGTCGATCGTCGGGTTGGCCGTGTCGGTCTTTCGGACCAGCACCCGGAACGCTTGCAGATCCGTGCCGGGGGTCGGGTTGGTCGTCGGCGTGTCGAAGCTGACGAGGATCCAAGTGTCCTCGACGCCCGTCCCGCTACCCGTCAGGGCGGCAATCGTCCCGGCACCCGTGCTGGCGTGCGAGCGCAGGCCCGTGCCACTTCCGGTCATGGCCGGAATCGTGCCTGTGCCGGTGCCGTCCGTGGTGGCTGGCGCGCATTGCCACGCACCGCTCGCCCACGCCCCGGGTGCCCATGCCCCGTGGTCCCACGCGCAGACCATCTCGACGCTTGAGCCGGTGCCGCTTCCGGTCAGCGCGGTGATTGTCCCGGCACCGCTGCCGGTGAATACGCCAGCCGACGTGCCCGTGCCAGCGCCAGTCAGGGCCGCGATGACGCCTGCACCCGTCCCGGCGCGTTCCTTGAGGCCCGTTCCTGCGCCGGTCAGCAGCGAGATCGTGCCAGCGCCAGCCCCGTAGAACTGGCCGGCGGCCACGCCCGATCCCGAGCCCGTCAGCGCCGTCAGCGTGCCTGCACCGAGGCCCGAACGAGCCTTGAGGCCCGTTCCGGTCCCGGTCAGCGCAGCGAGATCGCCCGCACCCGAGCCGTAGAACTGGCTGTAGAACGTGCCGGTGCCTGCGCCAGTAGCCGCAGCGAGCGTGCCCGCGCCAACACCGCTGCGAGCCTTGAGGCCGGCCCCACTTCCAGTCGAAGCGGCGAGTGTTCCTGCGCCTGTACCGGCGCGAGCCTTAGTGCCTGTGCCTGCGCCCGTTGAGGCAGCAATCGTGCCCGTGCCGCTGCCGGAATGCGTTGTGGCCGTAACCTCCCACGCACCCGCAGCCCACGCGCCCGAGGCCCACGCCCCCGGCATCCAGGCGTTGCCCTGATAGACCGACACGCTCGTGCCGGTGCCCGCGCCAGTTGCAGCGATCGTGCCCGACCCGGAGCCGACCATCGGCGCGGGCTTGATCGCATACGCCCACGAGCCCGAGGCTGCATTCGTCTGCGCCCAAGTGAACGCACCCGAACTGCCCGCCGTGGCAAGCACGCCCGAGGCGTGCGCGATCGACGCGTCCGTGCCGCCCGTCGAAAGGCGCTCGGCGCGTTCGGTCAGCGTCAGGTTCGCCGCGGCCTGCGAACTGACCGCAAGGTCGGGCGAGTTGACGACGACGAGGACAACCCACGCGCCGTTCGTCGCCGTGGTGATCGCCGCCTGACCTTCGTCGGCGCTGGCGTTTTGTTCACCGACGACCGTCGCATCATCGAGCGGCGCAGTCTGGTGCGCGCCAGAGTAGACCGTGACGATACCGGCGGATGAGTTCGTCAGGCTCGACGCCGTGACGGTCTGCCCGCTATGGTCCCCGGTCGCGATCGTCCAGTACGTGTGACCGGAAAACGCCGACGCGCCGAATAGCTGGTCGTGCTTGTTGTTCCACGTCAGCCCGCCGGTCGTAACCGACGTGCCGCCAATCGTCCCCGTGCCCGTGCCACGGTGGACGTACTCGAAGATGAGCAGGTCGCCCGCTGCTGTCGCGGGCAGCGTGACGCTAACGCTCGTGGAGCTGTTAGTCGGACCGAGCGCGTTGGTTACATATTGAATCGCCACGCGCTAACCTCGCGCCGGGTCAGGCGTGTTTAGGCTCCATCCCACGGGGTTTCGTCGCCGTTGCCGACCACTTCCGCGCTGTTGATTTCCTGCACGTCCACGTACAGCAGATCGGTGCCGAAGAATGAATCGTAGACGTTCGCCGGGACGATCATAAACTCGTGGAACACCGGCAGATGGTCGGTGACGTAATTCACCCCAAGCACCGCGCGCCCGACGTAGTTCGTCTGCGCGGCGGTCAGTTCCAGGTCGTAATACCCGGCGTCGTCGCCCGTGATATGCACGAGGTCGTTGTTTCCACCCGAAGCCGTGGCCGTGGTATCGATCACCAGCGTCGGGACACCAGCATCGTCCACGACAAAGGTGACGTGTTCGTTCGTGGCAGTGAGCGCCACTTCGGGCGTCTTTGCATCCGTCACGTCGAGAAACGGCCCAACCGTCACCCGCGTAGCCGTGTTCTGCTTCAGGAATCTCATGCTGCCCTCATTCGATAATTAGCCATTGCTTGCGGGAGGATGGAGCCGCCGCCGCCTTCGCTACTTGGGGCCGTATCTCCACCAGTGGCCGCGCCGAACACGTCAACGGTCGTAGGCATGATGCTGTAGCCATAAACAACAATTGACGGGGATACGGTTGAATGTGTCGTGTCGGTGCCGCTTCCTGCATTCCACGTTCCCGGCTCAGAGTCGCCGTCCTGCCAGATTTTTGCGCGGATAGTGGTCCCTGAGCGACCAATACGCACCTTAAAATATGCGCCAGCGGACGGAGTAAACGACTGAGCCGCGTCAATGTAGTCCGATAAACCGCCGTTCGAATACGCCAAGACAAGCCGTACGGTTGACGTGGATGGCAGATATAGCTGATACGACCCACCGGCCGATCCCATAAGGGCTGGGCCGATCAACATCTGATCGCCGCTTACTACAGATCCGAGTTTCAGTCTTGCGTAGACTTCGCAATCGCCAGTCGTTTCCGACGCATCGAAGTAACAAGTCGTTACTGCGGAGCCTTGCCCGTTGTTGCTGATGACGAGCGTTTGCCCGCCAGTCGCCCCGCCGTCCGCCGTTACCGTTTCAAGCCACGTCGCATTGCCTTCGGCGACGGTCCAGTCGGAACTCCCGACCGTACCGAGTTCTCCGGTCGAATACTCACTGAAATCTCTAAACCACGTCGCCACTATGCGGCCCTCTCAAGTCCCGGCGGGGCGAAATGCTTGCACGGGTTTAGTATTCCCGGCCGCCCAAATGAAGCAGTTGACAGATGGACACCACACGAATCGGTTATATGACCCGTTGTATCCGCTGCCATCGTAAACGGTCTGCGGAGTAGCCCCGCCAACGGCAGTGAGCGTTTCGGTTGACCATGCCCAGGTGCTCCCCCACGGGTCGCTCGGGTTGCTAGGTGTCAACCAGTAAATTGCCGCCGACGACGTGGACAGCTTCGCCGCGAACCTGTTAAGCGTCGGGCACCATTGCATCCCGGTCCCTGATGCAGGGCCGCTTCCCGATGGGGTGACGTGCTTCCAAGCTGTGCCTTCCGCAGTTTGCCCAGCTTCAATTGAAGCGAGGTTGAAAATACGCAGCCCCGTGGTCCCGTTTGACGATCCCCACGTCACCATCGTTCGCGTACTGGGAACAACTCCACCGCAGTTCCCGGCAGAGTCATCAATGTTTGACCATACCCCGTAGGACGTAATGCTGCCGCCCAGAGTGACCCGCCGTATTTCGGGAACCCAGCCGCCGCCGAGCCACCACATATTCCCGTTCGGCTCTTGCACCATCAGCTTTGATGTGAGCGTTCCGTCAGGAATCGAGGAACTGTCAATAAACTGCGACCATGTGGCTGTCGCAAGGTTGAACTTCCACCACGCAGCAAATCTCCCGTTCGCGCTAGAATCAACAGCCGGGAGAGTCGCTTGTATCAACGATCCCTGAGTTCCGCCACCGGCGCTTGATGGCAATATTCCAAGCGTTTGATAACTGTGCGGCGGCGCAGGCTTTCCATCTGGGAACGCCCCGCTGCTACTAATGTTCCCAGGCGAATCGCTGTAGAGCGATGGATTCCCCAGCCGACTCCATAGCCGCGTCGCCAGGTCGAATCTATATACCTCGTTTCCAGCGTAGGCGTTATGCCCGCCGCCCCAGTGAATCACGCTGCCAAGTGAGCCGCACTCTGGGGCAAAAATCCCTGATGTCCACACCGTGAACGCCGCAGATTGCCGCTGCACGCCAGAATAAACACAGTCGCCACCCGGGCATGGGTCAACCGCCGAGGGGAGATTAAGCGAGATATCGGAAAAATACCCAGCCGCCGGGGTCGGAAACTCTGTCACAGTGAAAGTCACTGTGTTCGAAGTTGTGACCGTCATGCCGCTGGCACCGCAATAGCAGAAGTGCTAACGATCACCTGATCGTAGAGCGCGTAGCTATCCACGGTCGAAGACGTGCGCCCGGACGTGTATGGCGTCAGCCAAAGGCCGTTGAACCCTTGCGTGTATGACCCCTTCCCGCCGACCGTGTAATCCGTGTGGTCCATCAAATGCGTGTACCCAGTCTCGCCCGGTTTCCACGCCCACAGGTCGTACTTGTTCCCAGACGAACCGCCGTAGGTCGCAACTTCGATACGTTGCAGGAAGCACATCCACACGTTAGGCGTGAATCGGTAGCAGTTCGGGTACGTCGGCCCGGTCCCATAGTGGCAATAATCGCCAGTCGGAGGATCGACTCCGACTTGATTCTGATAGCTGATCTGGCCGCCGACCGTAGACGTGAACTGAACGAAATTCGACCCGTCCTGGTGATAGGCGCGAACGACATTCAGAGCTTCAATGTCCTGAATCACGTGCTCAAACGGTTCGTTCGATGTGAACGCCGTGCTGACGATGCCGACCTTCTTGCCCTCTCCTCCACTTCCTGACGCCAACACCAGCCAGTTCTCATCGAACTTGAGCCTGTATTGAACGTAAAACGCAGTCGTGTTCAGCCCGACGCCATATTGAGGGGTAGTAATGTCGAGCGCATTCCACGTGCTGCTCAAAAAGCACTTCCACGAGCCGGGGTCCGTGCCGCTCGATGCTGGAATGTCGATTCGCAGGCAGGCGCCGCCAGTCACTCCGTCACCAGTGTAGCGAGAGACATTTGCGGGAACCGTCGCTACGCCGCGACCACCAGTAGCGGGGTACGACACGTCCGAAGCGTTGCGGAAGTCGAACGCCTGAATCACGCCGCCCGCCGTAGATCGCGTGATCCAGTCCGCTTCCGCAGTCGGCGCTGCATCAAACGCCACGTTCTTCGTCTGCGCCGTCGTCGGCGTGCCTGAGATAACACCAGTATCCGCGTCGAGACTCAGGCCGTCCGGTAACGAATCGCCGCCAGCGTTGACGGCATACGCCCCAGTGTCGGGCGGATCATAGTCCGCCAGCGCGAGCGAGTACGCCACGCCCACGGTCAGCGATTGCGCGGGGATGGTGGACCACTGCCCGCTACTCGTGCCCGTGCCACTCCCGGTCGAAGCCGCAAGCGTGCCCGCGCCGCTACCGGAGTACGTGCTGGTCGACCCGGACGTACACCAGTTCGCGTCCGGCGACGCGGGATCGTCGTCGATGTCCGTGACCAGGCCCCCCAGCCCGCCCTTAGCGACAATCGCAGTCGGGTAGAGGGTCTGAGCCATTACGGCATCGTGATCGTGAATTCGGTCAGCGTCACCGCGTCGCCCGTGCCGAACGTCGTGCCGCCCACGAAGTTGATCGCCTCGCCCGACGTCCCGACCGTGCCGGTGATCGCATCGGTCGTGCCGGCGACCTTGATCTTGAACTTCGTCACCGGGCTGGCGCTGCCGGTCGCGCTGGAATCGGTCAGGTCGGGATCGCAGTCGAGCGCCATCGAGCCACCCGAAGCGGCCGCAAACGCCGGATTGGTCAGCGTCAGCGTCGCCACTTCGGCATCCGCCGCGGTCTGGAATTCGAGCGTCGCCGCCGCACCGACGTAGGTGTCGAGCGCGTCGAGCATCGCGTCCTTCGCGGCGTTACTGAGCGTCAGAGTCGTTGCCATTTACTTTTCCCTCAAATTCAAAATGGACGACGGTGCCGTCCTTCTTGGTCACATACCCTTTCCCGCTCGCGCGCAGCTCGAGTACGGGCTTCACGGGCTCCCGGTCGTCCTTCTGTTCGTCTGTCATGCCTGCCTCAGCAATTGCTCGATGACGCGATAACTCGCCTGCCGGCGCGCCGTCAATAGCGTGGGCTGAAGTCGTTCAATCTCCACCCGCGCACGCTGTGCTTCGATCGCGGCCTCGGTCGCGCGCTGGCGGGCCGCTCGAGCGCGTTCCGCCATTGCCGCGGCCATCTGCCCAGCGTTGCGCTGAGGAGGGGTTTCGACCTCGAGGGCTGGCGGTGTCTCGGCCTGCGGGTTCAGTGCCGCGCGGATGCTGCGCTCCATCGCGCGCTCGCGAGCGAGCTGGTCCAGCGCCTGCCGTTTCTGCCAGCCGGGGTGCTTGAGCGGCCGGCGCATCGGAGCCGCGCCCGCCACGTCGAGCGACGGCCCCACCTGCCAGAGCAGGTTCAGCGAGGTCGTGACCGAGCCGCCGCGCTGCCAGAGCAGCACGAGGTCGCGCTCGACCGACGTGCCGGCCGCGACGATGATGTTCCAAGTGACCGTGAGATCCGACTCGACGGCCGTCACCGGATCCGCTTCGACCTGCCACAGCAGCGACAGGTCGGACTCGACGCCACCATTGACGGCCCAGAACAGCCCGAGGTCGCGCTCGACCGACGACAGCACCTCGGCCGAGCCGTTGATGACGCCCTCGGTCGTGCTGGCCTCTCTCGCGCTCCACGAGAGAGATCCTGCAGTCAGTCTTGGACCCCAGGCTAGGCTCATGCTGCGGTGTTCGCCTTGACTCGAAGGGTGGCCGTATCGTTCGCGAAGGCAACCGTGGTGGCCGTCACGGTGCGCTTGACCCAGATCCCGTGCGCTTCACCGGGCGCGAGGTTGCCGATCGTCAGGGCATTCGCTTCGTCCTCGGCGTCATCGAAGGTCGGGCCGGTCGGGGCCGTCCCTTCGTTCGCAACCGTTTCGATGGTGTTCGCTACACCTTCATCCGCCAGCGCGATCTGCAACGCCGTCGAGGTGGCGATCGTGTTCGAGGCGATCCATATCTTCGTCGCGTAGGCAGTGTCCGTCGCATTGGTATTTTTGACGAACAGCGCGCGGTATTCGCTCTCACCCGCCGCCGCTTCGGCCGTGCCGATGTCATCGAGCAGGTTCGAGGAGGCTTGCGCGGTGGAAATGGCCCCGCCCAATGCCGCATCGGGGTCGGTGTTCGATCCGCCCCCGGACAAGTAGAACTTCAGGTCGGTTGCGACGATTGCCATTTAGACCTCGATGACCGTAGCGGAGCCCGGACCGATGATCGAGTCCGTGGCGTTGTAGGCAAAGACGATGGGCGTGTCGGATGTGGTGAGCGTGTCGCCGTCGGGTGTGATGTCTGCCGTGGGAATCAGGAGCACGGCCTCGCCACTCTCGAGGCTGGCCTCAAATGCCTGACCAGAGAACTCACCGATCACGGTGTCGCGTGTCGCGTTGAGCACCACGCCTTCGATGCCAGTTTCGCTTGCGGCGACCGCTTCGGCCAGCACCTTGACGTACCTGGTCGCTGATGCCGATCTCAGGTACACAACGATCCCGTTTGCCGACAGCGACTCCGTCGTGCCGTCGATCGTGAAGTCGGTGCCGTCGTAATTCGTCGCGGTCGTCTGCTGCAAATCGCCGACGCCGATCGCCTGGTCTACGTTTGTGCCGATGAACTGCGCGCGGACGTTCAGGATCGAGTGGCTGACCGTCGTCGCATCGTTCGAGGTGGCGGTCTTGTTCTTGCGACCGACCGCGAGCACGAGGCAGTTATCGACCGACGCGCCGCTAAAGTTCGGCAGCGGCAACGTATTAATTGACGACACGCCATATGTATTCGCGTGCGCGACGATAGTCTCCACGTCAACGTACACGTCACCAGCGTAAGCGAGGATCACCGCTGCGCTGTCGTTCGTTCCGGACCAGTCGACCGATGGCGAGTCGGTCGCCGAGCCATCGCCGTACCGCAACCAGACCTCGAGGCTTCCGTTATCGGTGACCGCGGCGGCTTGCTTCCAGCCCGTCAGCGCAGCGATCGACTGGGCCCCGGCGCGGTTCGCCGTCACCAGCACCAGCAGCTTGCCGCTTGAGCTGGCGGGTGCGCTTACCGACAGCGCGCTGCTATCGGTATTCGACGCCCACGATCCGACGCTGGGCGGCAGGGTATAGGCCGGCATCAGGGGAACTCACTCGGATAGGTGGCGACGTACTCGCTCGGGTTCGATGCCAGATACGACATGATCGCGGCGAAGTTCGGCAGGCTCGGCGCGTACAGCCAGAACCCGTAGTTCGCGCCCCATCCGCCTGGCGCCGCCGTGAAGCACGTCGAGAACAGGTTCGCGATGTTGTAAGACGTGTTCGACAGGCCGCTCGTCTGGTCCCCGACCTGAATGCCGACCTTGCCGCGATAGTCCGTCGTGCCGAGCGTGCCGTTGATGTACTGCCGTCCCGTGGACGGGTTCAGGTACAGCGAGTCTGGTCCGCCGAGCACGTAGTCCGCGGAACGCGCCGCTTCTAGGATCGGCTGGAAATACTGCGCGCTGCCGCTGCCTGAAATATAGTTGACGTAGATGCCGAGCTGTTTCTGAGTGAACGCCGCCCTTGCGGATGGACACAGCCGCTGCAACTGCGTCGCCAGCGCAGACGGGGAATAGTTCGACGTGCCTTCGTTCGTGGCGATGCTCATGGCCGTCTCGCCGGTCAGCACACCCTCGAACTTCGCCGTGGTGTTATACGACGCGGCCATCGCTTGAATCAGCGCGATCTTTCGGTCCATGACCGCAGCATTCCAGATTTTCGTCTTGACATCGGTGCCGTCGTCATACGCGCCGCCGTCGAACTCCGGGGTCGTCAGGTACGCCGGCACGAGGTCTGCCGCGTCCGCCCCGGCATTGTTGAAAATCGCCGTCTGGATCTGCACCCACAGATACTTGCCGGTGGCGAGCTGCGCCAGTGCGGAGTCGATGATCGAGAAGTCATAGACGCCGCGTGACGTTTCGAGGTCTTTCCAGAACGGACGGATCACGACACCCTTCAGATAGCTGCGGGCGTTCGCGTAGTTGCAGACGTTCGACACGTCCGTCGTCGTCATCGTCCCATCCGTGGTGATGTAATGGCCGGGATGCCAGTCGAGCAGCACCGACTCGGCCACCGTCACCACGCAGGTTGCGCTCGTCGTCAGGATTCCGTCGCCGGCCTGCACGACGATATTGCCAGAGGTGCCGGCCGCCGCAGCCGTGACCGTTACCAGCCCGCTCGCGGCATTGATCGTGATGCCGTTGCGCGTCGTGGTGAGGCTATAGAACACCTCGCCGCCCTCGGGATCGGTCGCAGTGAACTGAACAGTGCCGCCCGTTGGGCCGAGGCTCGCCACCGTTGGCGCGACCGAAAACACGGGCGCTTCGTTGCCGGCCGCGACGATCGTCGCCGTGCCGATGGTGCCGGTCTGGCCCGACTCCCAGGTCGCGAGCGACCAGTTGTAATCGGCGCCCGAGAGCCCGAACGAGCCGCGCGCCCACCTCGAGACGTCGGCGTTCTGGAAGCGGATGTACCAGTTGGCGTCGGGTGTACCCGTCGTGCCGACCGTGAAGCTCGACACCTCGCCGAGCACCACTGCGCCGGCCACCGCCGTCGCCCACGGTGCGGCCATCGTCCCCGAGCCCATCTCGGTGTTGCTGCCGTTGAACACCTTGACGCTGATCGTGCCCGTCAGGCTCGCTACGATCGCCTCAGCGCGGCTCTGAGCCGTGGTGGCGGCATCGTAGGCGGCCTTCGTCGTGGTATCGAAGGTCGCACTCATGCGCGCGCCTCGCCGCTGATCTCGCCCGTCTCGAGCGTCACATCCTCGCCCACGATGTCCACGCGCACGCTCGGGTAGTAGAGCACGTAGGTTCCCGGCCCCTGTTTCGCACAGGACTGCAGCGCCTCACGCTCCGCACGGTGGCGCGACAGCACCACGCCGTTGCGCGTCACCTCGATGAACCCGTTGGCGGTGATCTCGATCATTGCACGGTGGAGGTGGCGCCTGAGATACGCCCATCGGCGCCCTTCTCGAACTTAACCTTCTTGGGCCGCTCAACCGCCTGAATGACGGCCTGCATACCGCTCGTGAACACCTCGGCGAGTTGCCGGAACCCGTCCATCTGCTGCGCGGCCAGTCCCTGCACGGCCTGCACCGTGGGCGCCTGTACCGCAGCACCGGCCTGAGCCAATGCCGCGTTCGGCTCGGTCGTGAGCCGCGCGCCTCGAGGTACGCCGTCCTTGCCGAGATCAAACTGCACCTGTTTCGGGGCTTGCACGGCCTCGATGACCGCCTGGAAGCCCTCCTGCACGCCCTGCAGCGTCTGCACCACGCCCTCGGTGGTCTGCATCGCCGGGACCATCTGCAGCGCCTGAATGGCCTGCTGGAGCTGCTGCAGGATCATCTGCTGCTGCTGGCCGATCTGCATCAGCCCCTGCTCGGCGCCCTGCGCCACCTGCCCGACCTGCTGCAATGCGCCCTGAATCTGCTGATCGTACTGGGTGAGCATCATCTGCTGCTCTTGCGCGGCCTGCTCGCCCTTGACCATCTTGGCGCCCTCGCCCTTGATGAGTTCCATGATCTGCTGCTGCGCGCCCTCGAGCTGCGCGGCGTCATTGGGCGGCGCACCCTGGAACTGCTCGAGCGCGTCCTCGACCGCGTGGCCGAGCCTTGCGCGGCGTACGACCGCGAGCGCGATCTCTTTCGCCACCTCGACCGGCAGGCCGAGCGGCACGCCCTGCAGGATCGCGCCGACGCTGTCGATGACTTCCTTCATGCCCGACATGTCGCGGTCGATCGTGTCGGCGACCGTCGAATCCGTCTCCACGTCCACGCGGTACTCGCGCAACTGGTCGGACTTCAATACCTGCCCGATCTGCTCCCACGTCGGCCCCTCGAGCGCCTGCATCACTTCGGGCGGCGGCTCCTGGCCCATCTGCTGCGCCTGCATGGCGATCTGCTGCGCCTGCGCCTGATCCTGCTGCGTGGGGAACTTGAGGTTCGTGATCGCGACGAGCGTTTCCTGCGGGTACTGCTCGGCGATGATTTCGGCCTTGATGCGGAACAGATCCCGCACGAAGCGCTGCACCTCGCGCTGCATCTTCTGCAGCCGCATCGTGCCCCATTGGCTCTTGAGCTTCTGCGCGCTCGCCGTCTCTGTGGCGTCCGTCGAGCCGCGGATGATGTCCGACAGGCCCGTCAGTTCGTAGATCGTCTGCTTGATCTCGTTGCGCGCGACGTACAGACCCTCGAGGACTTGCTTCAGCCGCTCGATCGGCATCGTCCAGATGGCCTTGTCCAGACCACCCACCGAGGCAATCTCGCTGATGTTCGCGACCGGGATCATCTCGTTCTCGCCGGCCGAGAGCAGATTGCCGATCTCTGGCAGGTTCGCACTGTAGGCTCCCCTCACCTTCATCGCGTCCACGATCTTGTTGATGCGCGTCGAGATCTTGTCGAGTTCCTTCGCCTGCTCCTCGTAGAGCTTGTAGAGCGGAATCGGCACGAGGCTGCGCGTGGTGGGGACCGCGTACATCGGCCGCGGGAGCGGGAAGAACCCGGACAGGTGCAGCGGATCCGGTGCGGTGAGCAGCGGCTTGTCCTTGTAGCACGGCGCGATGAAGTGCGCCTGGCGCGTGTCGCGGTCCCAGATCTCCCACACCAGCGTGGTCTTGAAGATCTCGCGTGACTGCTTGTCCTCGACCGCCTCGGTGTCCTTGCCCTCGGTGTAGGTGAGCGCTTGCGCGAGTTCGTCGCCGAACTTCTCGGCCGCCATGTCCTGCGTGAAGTCGTGCCGGAACGCGATCCACGGCACCTCGTCCCAGCGCTTACCCGGCCCGCGGCGGAAATAGTCCCACTGCACCACCTCGACGCGCACCGCGCGGTCGGTGACGCGCTCCTGCGGAGTCGGCTGTACTTGCGGCTGTTCGGGCTGCTGCGTCGGCTGCGTCTCGCCGCCCACGATGCGCGGCTCGTAGGCCACTCTCGCCACACCACGACCCGTCACCAGCACGTCGAGCACCGCAGACGCCATCGATGCGTCGAGGTCGTAGCTGTCCACCTCGTAGGCGAGCGAGCGCTCCATCACCTGCGACACGGCCTTGCCGAGCGGATCCGCGTCCCTGAAGCGCCTGCGCACGTCGGGCTGCGGCGTGGAGTTGTACAGGGCCGGCGCGAGCGTGTCGGTATTCGACCAGAACACGTTGAACGCGTGCGCCTTCTTGCGCCCGCCCTCGTACAGTTCCCAGAGCGTCTCGGACTCTTTGCGCCAGTCGTGTTCGGTCTTGTCGGCAACCGCGATCTCGGCGAGCCAGCGCCTCACCACACCGCGCGGATTGACCTCGATGTCAGCCGGCGTGGTGACTGATGGAACTTCGTCGGTCATTCAGCCCCCAGCCGCGCGCGACGCCGCTGCGCGATGATCTCGTTGATGGTCAGTTGGGTGGATTGCTTGAAGCGGATCACGTTCGGCTTGGGAACGTCACGCACCCACGGGCGCGCCATCGCGGCATAACGAAGTTGGTCGACCGCGTGATCTTCCGCCTCACTATCCAAATCTTCGGGCCGGATGTCGTCGTGCTGCATCGTTGGCAGCGTGCGGATGATGTGTACGCAGGTGTCGAAAAAGTAAATCATCGGGCGCTCGTCTTCGCCCACTAACCGCGAGCGCACCATGTCCCAGCCACCCATCGCGCCGCGCTTACCGACGCGAGAGTTATCGGCGCGTTGGAAATACACGCCCCGCTTTGCCATGCGTTCGCCAATGGACGGGCCGCCGTCCTCGGAGAACGCAGCCGGGTCGATCACCGAATAGTCGATCTTCTCGTCGGGTGCCTGGCGCTCCAGAATCCCATCGGCCACCGCTTCCGCGGTCATCTTCAGGCCGACGTTCGGCTGGCCCGGTGCCATGCCGTACCACTCCCGATATTGCACCAGCGCACCGCGCGGAATGTCCTTGAGCTCGCCATCGGACACGGCGTACCAGCCCACGGAGAACGGCTTCGTCGAGCCCCAGTCCATCGCGCGCAGCCTCACCCAATGCTTTGGGATCTCGAAGGGTTTGACGACGTGCAGCGCGGTGGAGAACTCAGGGAAGAAAGCCCCAGCGACGACGTTCCAGTCCCCCTCTTCCATCGCCTTGACCAGGGCCGGCGCACCCAGTCCGCGCAGTCGCGCGCGATAATTCGGATCGTCGCTCGCCATGCTTGGGTTGTCATCGAGGCGTGCCGGGATGAACTGTCGCAGCATCCCGCCCTCTTCGTCCGCGGTCTGCCACACCTCGAGCGGAACGTGGCCGTCGATGAATGCCGACTTCACCCAATGGTGCCCCACGTTGCCGGGATTGCTCGAGGCGAGAATGCGCGGGAACGCGCCGGCCAGCCCTTCGGGAAGGTTCAGGCCCACAGCGCGGACTCGCGAGCGCAGGAATCGATAGATGACCTCAGTGAAGGTCGTGAGTTCATCGATGAGCAGAACATGGATCTCCGCACCGAGGTACTTGAAGCGGTGCTTCTCTTCCTGGCAGTGGCAGAGATAGATCTTGCTGCCGTTCCAGAACCGAATCTCGCCTTCGATAATCTCCACGAGGCCGGCATTGCTCCAGCCGGCGAGCATGGCGCGCAAACCCTTCGGACCTTCGATGTGGTTCTTGACCAGATCCTCGCTGATGCGCCGGAACAGATAGCACTGCAACCCGGCGATCTGGGCGCACCAGGTAACCGCAGCGACCCGCATGAGGTGACTTTTCCCACCTAACCTCCAGCCGCGCCGCCATACAGAATCTCTGTGGCGTGCGACTGGAAGGCTCTCCCTTGTTTGGCGTGGAGCGAGAAATCGATGGGCGCTTCGATCACTGGATCACGTCCCCGAAATCGTGACGTTGACGATGGCCTGAATCCGGTTGCCGTCCGCGTCGGCGTGCTTCAGCAACGTCGCATCACCGTACTTTTTTGCCGCAACCTTCGAGGCGAACCACTTGCGGGCGTCAATTCGGACGCGAGCCTTTGCTGGATCGGGCTCGGTATCCGAAATATCCACGATGTCCTCGGCGTGCGTATCGGCCTGGAGATCCCTCGCGCGCGCGTATTGGGCACAAAACTGATCGTCCTGCGACAGCCACCGGAGCACCGTTAGCTTTTCCGGCATCCCTTCGTCGCGGCAAATACTGCGCAGCGACTCGCCCAGTGAGATGCGCTCACAGATGGCGGCGGCCAGTTCGGCCGTGAAGAGGCTCGGGCGTCCCACACGCCGCTTATGCCCCACTCTCGGTCTCAGGGGAATCGGGTGGACGCTTGTTGACCAGCCTGCGGTACTCGCGCTCTACCCTGCGGATGGTGCTCTGTGAGCAGCCGAATTCGGCGGCGAGGGCTTTGAGCAGTCCCTCGCGCCATCTGAGGCGGCGCTCGAGGACGATCGCTTCCTGCTCGGGGGTGAGGCGCTTGGCGGTCATCGCACCGCTCCAATGGCCTGCAGCGCTTCCTGGGGCGTCCTGACGACGTACACGGGCAAGCCCTTGCGCTGGCACTCGGCGATGGTCTCGGTCTGCGTGGCGCGGTCCTTGCGGGGTTTGCGCTCCCCTTCCCGCTTGACCTCGAGCAGCACGAAGCGGCCGTGCAGGCCTACCAGCAGGTCGAGGGGCAGGGACATGCGCCAGACTTTGGCCCCGGCGGCCTCGAGGGCTTCCACGATGGCGCGCTCGTTCGCGTCCCGCTTGGCGGCTCGGCGGAAAATGGTCATGCGTAACTGAGCATCAGGAAGTCGTTGCCGCTGGATAACGTCAGGGTGCTTTGCGCCATCAGGAACGCCCCGACCGGAACCCAGCAGATCAGCGTCCCGTCCGCCTTCGCCGCGACCAGACCAGACACGTCCATGCCGTGATCGGCTGTCAGAGCCACGTCGCTATCCATGCGAACAGTCCATCCCTTCGTTGAGAAATGAGTGTCTATCGGTGGCGCGAGAATGTCAGTCAGGTCATGGACATTCGTGTGCGCAACGATATCGAGCCGATACCCCGTCCCGACTGCATAGATTCTCGCCGGTCCCGCGAACCATGCCATGCCGTATTCGAACGCGCCGACCTCCGCGCAGCCGTAGACCTGTACGCGATGGTTAGGGATGCCAGGCGCAGGTTCCCACGTGGCGTCCGCTGCATCCTCAAGCTCGAGTTCGTCCTCCCAATAATTTTCTCGATAATCATCGAGCGGCACGGCCTCGCCACGCAGCACAACCGGAGCAGCCACCGCAATGCCGAGAATCCCCAGAAATCCACGTCTGCTGGTCGTCATAACCTGACCTCCCTTATCGGTCCACCACGTACCATGTCCCCTGGATCGTTCCCGCCACCGAGCAGGCCCGCGGCCGTCCACGACGGACCCAAATCGGGGTTAGCTCGGGCAGGCGCCGGCTCACTAGGTAGCGGTCGAGGCCGCTCACCTTTGCCAGTTCCACGGCCGTCGAGCCCGGCCAGCGTGCGAGCGCGTCCAGTACGGCCTGCTGCTGCGCCCTGAGCTTCGGCTTGATGCGCTCGGCCGCGAGGTGCGAGGTCTCAGGATCCGACCGGCGGGCGCGGGGCGTGTCGGTGTAGGGGGCGAAGGCGTCAAGCTGCTGCATGGTGTTCCTCGCAGGCGATCCGTGCGGTTTCCGGGCTCGTGAGGTGCTTGGCGATCGGCAACCGGCCGGCGGGGTGCTGGGCGGTGCGCCAGGCTTCGTATCGCCACTCGCCACGCACAGCGACCTTTGCGACCGAGTAGCGGCCGTCGGTGGTCAGTTGGGCGTAGCGGGTAGGCTTGGCCCACTTCACGACAGTCCCCGTAGCCGCTTCACGTCCGCCCAGTTGTCCGCCCACGTCGGCCACAGGTGCTTCGGCGTCTTGCGCATCCACTCGCGCCATTGCTGCTCTGCGGCAGGCACAAGGGCGTCTGGGGTGTGCGGCAGGCCCACCACGACGCCCTGACGGTTCAGCGGCATCGAGGCGTAAGCGGCGCGGGTGTCATCGTCCCAAATTCTGCCGAGCGAGTACGGATTGGGGCGGGTCATAGCGCGACCGGCTCACAAACGATCCCGGCCAGTTTCTCGGAGTCCGTGAAATCCCTGAATTCGCCTAGCGACTCGTCCCATGGCGGAACCTCATCGCCGTTCGAGTAAACGTGCGTCAGGTTGCGGCCGTTCGTCCTACGTGGTGCCCGCATCGCGGCTTGGGCGGCGTGATACGCCTTGCGCTCGCCTGCCGTCATGTTCTTGAACTGCGTTTCCCGACACAAATCCCAATGGTCGGAGCCGTCTGGATTAGTCGGGCACCATTTCCCGTTCGGAAGCCGCTTAAACCCTAGTTCCAAGCCACACTTCCGACAGGTCTTAGTATTCATTGTCGGACGCCCTTAACGGCAGAGGCCGCCAATGCCGCTACAGCGCGCCGGTTTTCTTCATTTTTCGTTGAAAACGTCTTACGCGCTGGTAAAGACTCAGAGGTGCTATATGCACCAACGGAAGAAGAACGGAGCGGTAGTGTTTCTGATACTGCCTCTGATACTGCATCTGATTGCATTACAGGTGCATTACCAACCGCATTACCGGCTTTCTTTGCCCTGTGTCTGGCGACCCGCTCCCGGTTGAGTCGCAGCTTCTCGGTGCGGGTCACGATGTCCCGGTACAGGCCCGCGTTCAGGATCATCCAACCGCCGTCAACGCGCTCGATTCTGCGGCCATCATGCTCTTTGTTCGCCGATTCACCGTCTGGGCTTTCCAGCGTTTTGACGGCCGCAGTCGCTTCCTCAACTGTCACCATTGCCCGGTTTGCCAGGTTGCGGACGCTCGAGAATTGGGCGAATCCGTCCTCGTCCATTGCGGCGAGGAAGGTAATCCAGACGATGCGTGTTGGGTTCGGTTCAAGCCATATCGACGAGTCGAGGATCTTCGTATACAGCTTGTTGTACATTTCGATTACCGCTCGTTATGGCGCATTACAGGGAATTACTGTAATATACCACAATGCGCGCAGGGTAAACCGTTACCGTCACTGCCCGCCGCAGCAAACGGCCCAGCCGGCCGGGTAGCGCACCGAGCCGGCTGGAGCCTCCCACTCAAGCAGCATCCTCCCGCGGGACCAGGTCCTCCAGCGGGATGCGCGTGCGTTCGTGCAATCGGCGCAGGTAGATACCGGACGGGAAGCTGCGGCCCGTGAGCCAGTTGTGGATCGTGGCCCGCGTCACGTCAATTTCTTCGGCAAGCTCGCCCTGTGAGACTCCGGTCAGGGTGAACCATTCGCGCAATTTGTCCATGCCCGCAAATCTACGCCGTGCCTGCTATGGTGTCAACGTCCATCGGCTGCGTAGCGAAAAGTATTTGACACCCTGACCGGCAAGGCGTATTGTCTACCCATGCCCATCACGGGCCGGTAGCAAAAGATGAACAGCCACACCTCAGACGCGCTTTTTAACATCGCCGTTACGGCTGCCTGCTTGCTGATGGGGTTGCTCGCTTATTCACTGTTTATTTGACGGGAGCGAAAAGATGTCACTCGCAGGCAAGCAGAACACCAGCCAGTACCACCGCATTCAGGCGTCCGTTTCGCGCCAGGCTGCGGTCTGCTGCGGATCGGCCGAGAAGGAACTGCGCCAGCGGCACCTCGACGCGGCCAAGCGCCACGAGGAAATGGCGCACCACCTCGCGAAGGTCGAGTCGCTGATGGACGCGGCCGATGTGGAAGCTCAGGCCATCGCGCGGATGTGCCTCATCACCGACCCGGTTGCCATCGCTGCGCTGCGTCAGGCGTACCTCGCCGGCCGGGCTGCCGAACTCAGGAGCCACTGACATGAGCATCAACGGAATCGATTTCGTCTGCACGGTCTGCAACCAGCCGTTCGTGATCGATGACGAGGTGTACCGCGGCGAGTTCGACCACCCGCCGAGCGAGCCGATCTGCCCGGATTGCGATCACCCCTGCGACACCTGCGACGGCGAGGGCCGCGTGGAAGTTCGCAGCCAGGATCCGCAGGACGACTACGAGGTGCCCTGCCCCGAGTGCAACGCGGACGGCGACGGGTTCAGCAAGAGCGAACTAGCGAACATCGACCAGATCCGGCGCCGCAACGCGCGGTTCTGGCGGCTCGGAATCCACCCCCGACGGCAGCAGCAGGAGGATTGGTCATGACCTGGCAAATCGGGGCGATGCTGTTTTTCCTGTGGCTGATCGCCATGTACCTGATCCTGCGCCTGTTCGACTTCGTGAAGCGCAGCGATCAGGACTGGCGCGAGTTCACCGAGCACCAGTGGAAGGACATCCGCAAGCAGGACTTCAGGCGGCGGATGGAAGAGCGGGCGCGCAAGGAACGGGCGGGGATACGATGATCGCCGTCCGCGATTACGCCGGGTTCCTCGACTACAAGA